GTTGATCAGAAACACTAGAGAATCCACTAGTGAACTTAGTTGGCTCATCATTATTACCAAGAATAATATGAACATTTTCACAAATTATTCTTTCTCTATAAGCTAGAGCAATCCCGCCTTTATGACAGAAATCTCCTATAACGTAAAGAATATCGTTTTGTCCAACTGTTTCGTTTATAGAAGAAATAATCTTCGCATCCATTTCTTCGCCAGTAGAAAATGGACGATTACAATATCCTATGATATTTCGATGCCCAAGATGAAGATCAGCAGTAAAGAATACTTTCTGACCAACTATCTTATCCATTATATCAATCCTCTGTAGGCAACACTAAGGCAAAAAGTAAATAAACCCAAAATAGAATACTTCCAGTAAAAATTGCTCCTAGAACAAATCCTATTCTTAATACAGCAGCATCTACTCCTAGATTTTCTGCTAGTCCTCCACAAACACCAAATAAAACTCTGTTCTTATTACTTTTGTGAAGCTGACTCATAGGTAGACCCTTTAATAAGTTGTTGGATTTGATAATCTGAGTATCCAGATATAATCATTGTTTGATAATAGCCTAATATTGGAACTAGTTCTTGAATCATGTTTTTTTCTCTGGAGAATATAGAATAACCTTTAGTATTATATATCCGTCTCGTCCACTGTCAATATTTTGTATCGCAGATATTCTTCCCTTTCCCAAGAAAGAATCTCCCACTAATAAAAACGGCCCACCGTCTAGATTAGCAGAAGTTATTATTGATACATCACATTGACAACCAAATCTAGCCCAATCACTTTCACCTTCAACCAAATATTCGTATTCGCCAATTTGTGTTATTATTCTTTTATTTTTTTCTTTATACCGTAAGCATTGGTTCATTAAAAGCTTCACTATCGAGTATGTAACCTTCATTATTTTCAGACGCTAGATTAGCAAGAACGTCTTTTAGTCTTTGATTTTCTTCTTCTAGGGTATTAACAATACGTTCAGCTTGATTAAGAGCTTTCTGTAGATGCTGAACTCTTTTAGCTAATTGATCTGTTATAAAATCGTTAACGTGAGTTATGATCACCATTGTATTAGCCCCCTATTTTTAAGGTTGTTGCAACCTTATACTATACACCTTAAAGGGTTAGTCCATTTAGGAATTTTTGTAAATCTTTCAACTGTTTTTTATCCAGTACCATCTGATCGGAGTATGGTTTTTTGTTTATTAAAACCTGATAACAGTATCTTATGCGCTGCCATAATGACAGTTTATTAGCATAGTTAGTATAATTTTCAAAGATTGCAAGATCAGCCAGTTCAATCTCATGATCATATTCAATAACTAAAATTTCACTCTTACATGAACAAGGAATAAATAGTGTCTTATTTTCTTTTAGATTCGTTACGCTTCCCATCTTTTTTCTTTCTAAAAATTCTTTCATAGTTTTTGTCCCAAGTATCTTGAGAAACCAAACTGACTCGTCTTTTAGAACCTTTACCATTCTGCATAATTAACTCTCCAGAACATAACTCCAGTAGCGACTATCTTCCTTTTTCTGCAAATTATCCCAATAGATTGATCGTGCAATATAAGAAGGAACTTTAAGTTTTCCACAATTGATCATCCAGTGACGCTCCATCTTTTTGTAAATGGATGATCCAAGCTTACTTTTATTATACTTGAGAGCCTCAACATCGTAAAGGCGAAGTTGATGAATATCTCCGCAGAGTACCCTTGCCTCATTAGGATGGATCATTTCAAGAGCAAAGCTAATCTTAGCTAGTCCAATTCCACTAATCTTACTAAGAATACTGTCTCGTTTCTTAACGTGATATTTCTTGGTGGTCAGATAAAAATCTTTAGGATTAGCCCAAAACTTGGTACTAAAATCCCAAATATAGTTGGTACGATTATTGTGCAGACCAACGCCACTTTTATGGAGTTTTTCCAAAAGAATTTCTCTGCTATCTACCCATTCACTAAAATTCTTGATAGCATTATATCCCTTGACATTACCCTGCCAAGTGGTATGGACGCTGCAAAAAGCAAAGAGATAACGACGAAAAATATCTTCATCAGTCTTGGGACGAACACTCTCCCAATAGTCCTTATAAGCAACTACCTTGTCCTTGGGAAAGTTCTTAAAAAACTCATCGGCCTTACTGGTACTCATCACCACGGGCTTTTTCTCAACAACGATCTCTGTCATATTATCCTCAAAAGTTGGTTCCAAAGTGTATGCTTCCATTCTACACTAGTCCTATCGTCTTGTCAAGCCACTGCTCTTTAGTTTTTTCTATCCAACTCAGATTGTAACATTTTCTCTTCTCTTTCTTCCATTATTTTGTTAAAGTCTTTAGTATGATAACCATATTCCCAAGGCTTCCATCTTACTTTTGTACTAACTATGGTTTTGATTTCTTGTCCAGTTTTTATGTCAGTATATTTAGCGATAGCCCAATAATATTCCTCTCCTTTTACAACATCTTCAAGGATTTGGAAATCGTGTGGGTATCCTAATTGAGAATGTATTCTATTTTTGCCCATCCACTTAACATAATTTTCTATTCTTTCATCATATTTTATTGGAAAAAAGATATTATTGATTGATCTTTCTATAACAACAGCTTTTTCTCCAACATATTCTGAGTTGCAAATAAATCCTATAACGATACCAGCAAATAAAAATAGCCAGTGATAAAAAATTGACCGTATAACAATCTTGTGCATTGGTGGGTTCCTTCTAAGGCGGGAACTTGATATACACCACAGATTTAATCAAAAGGACATGAATTAGTATCTCCATTTTCAGCTAGGAAACTATCTAATTTCTCTTTATATTCTTGTCCTATATGTAGTCCGGTTTTTGGAGATGCTGGTATTTTTTGTTGCTTTTTTTGTTTGAACTTTTTAAAGCCCTTATATTTTTCTTTTTTCTTTAGTTTGGTCTTGTTATAGTTTTCAGTACGTTTTTGATTCCTTACAAGTCTGCGTAGAATTTCTTCTTTAGCTATGCTTTTTTCAAAAACTGTGGAATTTTCATCACATAACATCTCTATTAATTTTTGAGGACTATAGCTAATAATCTGTAGATGTTTTTTCTCTCCGTCTGGCCTATGCTCTTTATGTTTAAGTTCTTTTTTTTGTACAGGGGTCAAGGGATCACTATATCTGTCAGAACGCTTACTTCCCATTATATATCTCTTTCTTCTCCATGAAGAATCTTAAAGGTAGGAAATCGTAGACTGATACCACCCTTTTCATTTTCTGTTTCTTCAAAGTATTGAACCGTAATTTGCTTACCAAGAATCTTCTTAGGGTTCTTATAAAATTCCTGTCTTTGTTCGATACTAAAGCCAGACCCCACTCTCACAGTATGACCCTTATGTTGAATCATCACGCAACTCAACATAGTTTCCTCACATTCTGCACCATCTTTAACATAGCGGAATGGCCCCATTTCAGTATCTAGAACTTCATATTCATCATCAAAGAATGATTTATATTTGAGCAAGTCTTTTGATCGCTTACCCTTATAAGGAGCATCTGCACGAACCATCAGACCTTCCCAGCCTTTTTGTGTTGATTCTTTGACAAATTCTTGAAAATGGTTTTCGTCCTTAATCAAGGACTGATCCAATAGTGTTAGGCATGGACATTCATTCTTTTTCATAACTTCTGTAAGATTCTTGAGTCTGATACCAAAGGGTCTATTATGTTCTCCCTTCTGACTATAAAATTCATCATGAGTAATCATATCAAAAATCTTATATGAAGGATTAGGAATAGTATGATCCTTCTTGCGAAGTTCTTTCATTACTCCTTGAAAATCCTCATTACCATCTTCATCAACAAGACAAAGTTCTCCATCAAGAACTACATTAGTAAGTCCCAAAGCTTTAATCCCACCGCTAACAATATCAAGAGTATCAAAGTTTTTTCCCGTGCGGGAATAAAAGGTAGCATTACCATTACCATCAACAATAGCAATACATCTAGCACCGTCGATCTTCCTGCTAACATACCATCCATCCTTCCAGTCTACAATTTTAGGAACATACTTGTCCGCTAATGCAACACTAAATGTTGGAATGTGATCTGGAATAGCCTTATTAATCAGCTTATCTCCAGCACGGGTTTTCAAATCCTTATCAATAATACAGTGGACGAGTTCTTCGTGTCCATTATTGTCAATAAAAGTATTAACTGCTCCAATAGCATCGTGACCTGTGATTTCTCTGTTCTTCAAAGAATCTAGCAAATCAAAAACAGTCTTAAAAGATTGTCCTCTAAGTGAAGATTTCTTTTTAAGATTATCGCTGGTCACATTATACTGCCAAAGAGGATGATAAGTGTAGAGCAAAATCTTTTTGATAAAATCTGCTCCAGCCTGATTGGAAGAGGTATAATCCTCAATAATTCCAACCTTATCAAGTGTACTACTAGTTGCTTTAAGATCACGAACAAAACCATTAAGATGCTCAAATGACATTTCCAATTTCTCCTGTGTTTTTCCAAGTATAGCAGACAACAAACTCTTTGTCAAGCATCGTTTCGTCTTTTCTCTAGCAAGTTGTTTAAAGAAAAAACCACACCTTGAATGATGTGATTTAGTACAGCTTGATCCTCTACCTTACTTCTTACTGATAGATATTTCAAAGCAGCAACAATACCTTGTAAATTATCTCCCAATTTTCCTATTCCTATATTACAAGTTTCGCACAACCATCCTCTAAAAGTATGATAAACATGGTCATGATCTAAGTGCCATTTATCTGGACTACAAAAACAACACTCACAACCCTCTGGCTTTTGAGGAGCTTTTTTCCTTAGCTTATTTCTAATCTTAGTATGTTGTTTAACGCACTTTCTACATCTACTGTCCAGATTATCTTTATGGCCAATATGTCTTGCAAAAGACTTAGCATTTTTTCTTTTTCCACAATATATGCAAATCTTTCTAGACATAATTATGTTGAAGAGAGATTAATTCTTCAATTTTTCTTAAATTTCTAGCTTCAATAACATATGCACCATGTAAAGATATTATATCTCCATCGTAGGGCTTTGATGGAAGATCATTATCATTAGCCCAGCCAACAAGATAAGTTTTATATGGTCTTTCTTTTGGGACTAATGCTAATACATAAATCCAATTATCATGTCTCTCTTTTGGCCTAACCAATAATCTGTAGTTAAGAGGATTGTTAGAATATCTCATCAGACTACCTTTTATATCTACATTGGGTAGACCAACTATATCCACTCCATTATCTCCAACCAAAGGATTAGCATTTGCTTTATCTCTTGCTTTAATATATCCTTCTGGAGAACCAGTGAGTATTATAGACCCACAATATGTTGATATTTGACCAACCAACTGATCTTCTGCTAAATTAGATAATCTTTTACTAGAATTTCTAATTTGAGATTTTCCTCCAATCTCTGCTTTTTTAGCATTAGAGATTATTAATTGAGTAGACTCTGCATCTACTATATGTGTTATTACATCATTAGGATTAATCATAATATAAGTGGACTAGGCGAGAGTCGAACTCGCGTCCAGAATAAACATCAATATAAACTTCTACATCGTTAGTTAGTTGTTATCACACAGCCAACAAAGCTATCAGAATTATCTGCGTCAGATTGAGTACAATCATCATTCCTATTTATGTCTGGTAGGACTACCATATCCGAATATCGGAGTCAGCATGATTTGGTAATAAGGCTCATGCCGCCCCACTCATTACCTAATTAATTAGGCAGCGAGAGCGAGAGTTACTTCGCCAATTAACAATTTTAATCGACTTTTAAACTGGCCGGTCGATTAACCAGTCGATGCAATCTATACCTATTTTACCTGTCGATACCTTTACTAGCCCGTGATCTATTTACACCATTCTTTCTTGTTTCATTTTCCTAAGAATTCGTTCCATCAGCTCTTTTAGTTCTTTGTCATCAATCGGAGGTTTTGGTATTTCTGGTTGCAAAAATAATCCTCTTGCTGGCCCAGCCTCTAATTTTTGTATTTGATAGGTTAGTCTTTTGGCATTTTGAAACTGCAATATATTAAATCCTAATGATGCTAAAAATAATTCTACAAATATTACTGTTAGAGGTTTTAGTTTCATTGTTTTTTATTGGAATGTGTGTATTATATAGTAGGAGGATCGACTCAATGAAACAACTACTCAAATCTAAAATAGTCGAACTAAGAAAATCTGGCTATTCATACAATGATATTCAGCTTAAATTAGGATGTTCTAAAGGAACCATCAGTTATTATTGTGGAGACAATCAAAAAGAAAAAAAGAATAATAGGCAAAGGAAACGCAGATCATCTGATGTTGTCAAAACTAAGGTTGAATCATTTTGTTGTCGATCTTATTCTGGAATTGAAGCATATACTGAAGATCGTCATTTCCTAAAAATATTGAACATTAAAATAAGGTTTTTCTCTA